GCTCCAGCCCGTGCCATTTCCATGAGGCGTTGTCCGCCTTTTTTACGTTTACCGTATGCCATTGTTCTTGTTGATTAGTTCTTTAATTTTTAGGATTATGTAAATTAATGATGCAAGTGATATGGCAACTTTAAGTACGAGGTCAATAGAAACCATCCAGTTTCCAATCCCCGTTACGCTGGCAATTGCCACTTTAAGATCATCAAAATTCATTCACTCTTTTCTCCTTGATACTCTATATCAAAGAAAGGCGTGTCTACTTCCAAGGAACCCGGCAATGACTTACAGCCACTCGCCATTATGACGATAAAGACCAGTGCGCCTATAAAAATTCCTAGCGTTATTTTATCAGTCCTGTTCATTTTCTACTAACTCTACTTTCATTACGCCTTCATCACCTTTCGGCAAATAAGCTGATCCACCATTGACAGGCAGCTTCTTCTCTACAACAAGAGCCTTTAACTGTTCGTTAGGTACAATCATTTTTGTTTGCCTATCAGTCATAAAAAAAGTGGTAGAGGTCAAGCCGAGTCGTATAACCCGTGCTTGCCTCCCACTGATGTAGAGAATCTCGTCATTCTCAAAACTACTGCCCCAGTAGATTAGTAAACCTTGAGCGAAGTTGAACAAGATGTCCTTAAACAGTAACGCACAAAACGCAGCAACAATCATCCACCCATAGTGTCCGATTGCTTGTTCTGCTACGCGATCAATTACTGCATGATCTAGGACATTAGTCATTCACTGCTTTGTCTACTGTGCCTTCTTTTTCTTCTAGCGACTGATTCAACAAACCCATGAAGTGATTTCTCGCTCCAAGTGTTTGTTCCAAACTGAAGTTAATCTGACTCGCTTTGCGGTCAAGATCACTTACATGGTTTATTAGCGTGACTTGCTGTGGAGTCAAGTCTGCTACGTTGTGTTCTTCCCCGTTAATGATAACGGTTTCCTTCTTCTCTGGATTTTCTGAGTCCATAAAAATTATCCTTTAAGTGCTTTAACTTCTGCACTTAATTCCTGTACAGCCTTCAACAACGGAATCACCAAGTTGCTATACTTAACTGCGAGTTTACCATTTGCGCCGGTAGTCACCAAATCAAATTCAACTCCAGCTTCAGCCATCGCGGTTTGCACATCCTGTGCGACAAGTCCCAAGCGAACCGTGTCATCATCGTCTGGTCGTTCGTCAGCCGGTACAGTCACCGTCTTGTAAACAGCTTCTTGTGCTTCGACTGCTGGACTCACCAAGCGGCGTTCTTTGACTTCCTCAACTGCTGGCTCGGCTGGTGTAATCACGCGGACTTCAGTTCTTGCTGGAACAGCCGGTGATACTAATTGGCGTTCAGTACGTTCCGGTTCAGCTTCGCGGACAACAACCATCTCGCGCACTTCTTCCTGTGCTTCTTGAACTACGACCGTCTCACGAATCTCTTCGCGTGCCTCCTGCACAACAACGGTTTCGCGCTTCTCCTCTTGCGCTTCTTGAATGACGTACTCCTCGCGAACCGGACATTGGTGAATCACTTGTTCGGTGACAGCCGCTTTGGCCTCAACCGCTGGTTCAACAATTTCAGTTCGTGCTGGCTCGACTTCAACAGTCTCCATGACTGCGTTACCTTCTTCGTCAACTACACCATTACCTTCTTCGTCAACAACTTGGCGCTCCTCCGTAACTGCTGGAACCTCGCGAGTGACCGCTTCTTTTGCTTCAACAGCCGGTGAAATAATGTTCAGACATGGAGTACCGTCCTCGTTGACCACGGGATGATCGACGTACAGCGGCGTGCGCTCAATCCGAGTGACTGTTTCGGTGGTGACTTTGCGAACGTATGTGTCGCCTTCACCCTTAACCATCTCCACCTTCTCAACCTCCTCGGTGACTTCCTTCTCGTCGTGCTTGTGACGCTCACCTTTAATCTCCTCGCGTGCTTCTTGTACTATGCGCTCCTCTTTAATTTCCTCACGCGCCTCTTGTACAACACGTTCCTCGGTAATTTCCTCGCGTGCGTGTTGGGTAACTTGTTCCTCCTTGAGTTCCTCAACAGCAGGAATGATTACGTCTTCGTAAACCGCTTCTTGCGCTGGGTGTTCAATCGTCTCGGTGACTTCCTCAACAGCTTCGCGTGCTTTAACAACAACTACGTCCTCGTACACCGCATCAGCAGCTTCAACGGCTGGCGTGACAAGTTCCTTGTGTTCCTCAACGCGGTAACGGTGACTACGAATCTCCTCTGGCCAATCGGCTGGATTGAGTCGCTTGTAATTGATCGTCGCCAACTTCTCAACAAAGTCCAAGCCGACGTTGTTATCGGTGATGTCACGCTTGACGCGGCGATCCGATAAGGCAGAAATTGATGTATCCGCGCAGTGAATAGACGACACATCATCGTTACCCAGCGTGATCGTATTGGAACCGTTACTAACTGCCGTGTAGCCGATGACAATTTCATTGGAACGATCTGCTTCGGCTGAACGTGTGTCGTAACCGATAAATATTGATTCAGCACCCTCTGTGTTGTTTCCGTCTGGAGTTCCTGAGCCGGGTGTTGTTGATGCAGTTGTTTCGTAATAGCGACCGGCGCTATATCCTATAGCTACGTTGTTGTCAGCGGAATCATGGTTTAGGTCAGTTAAAGCCGCGTAACCAATAGCTGTGTTGTTACTTTCACCACCGTCAGCAGCATCTAGTGCGTACGCGCCTACGGCTACGTTGTTAATTCCAGAAGTCAACAAAGCTGCGGCTGAATTACCGAATGCCGTATTTCGTGCGCCGGTTGCTGCTTTAAGTGCTTGATACCCTACTGCTGTACAATTATCGCCTGTGTCAGTAGCGCTAGCCGCAAGTGCACTTCCTGCTTCAAGGCCAATTAGTACGTTGCCTGTTCCACTTGTAATTGCGTCACCGGCATTTACCCCAATTGCTAAGTTGACTGCTGCTGCACTATTTTGTGCCGTCAGCGCATTAGAGCCGATAGCGATGCAATAGTCTGCACCACTTGCTTCAGCACCCAATGCGTCTTTGCCAATAGCAAGGTTGTGGTTGCTATCACCAACCATTGCGTCAGCCGCTTGAAAACCGATGGCAACGTTGTAGTCACCGATAGTCATTGCACCACCAGCAGCTTTACCGATGAGTACGTTGCCGGGGCCGTCTGTCATAGCGTCACCGGCTTGCATACCAACAATCACATTATTGCTGCCAGACATCGAAGCACCGCCAGTACCGTAGCCGACACAAACATTGTGTGAACCGTTGCCACCTGACATGGCGTTGTGTCCAACGACCGTGTTGTTGGTAGCATCAGTCATTCCGCTACCCGCTTGATAACCAAATAGTGTGTTGCTTGTGCCGTCAGTAATCGCATCACCCGCGAGTCCACCAACAGCGGTGTTTTTGACAGCGCCGTTTTGGTAAACTAGCGCGTTATGACCGACAGCTACGCAATAGTCCGCACCAGATGTTTCAGAGCCAAGCGCATGAGTCCCTATTGCTACATTTGCGCCTTCCCCAACATTAGCCGCATCCATTGCATACGCACCGATGGCTACGTTGTAATTGTTGTTAGTAAAATTTTTACCAGCATCGCGACCGATACAGACGTTTTCAGCACCCGTCGTTAAGTCCTCACCAGCCGTGTAACCAATGCAAGTGTTGCTGTCGCCGGTTCCTTTGTAGAACGTCAGCGTAGTGTTGCTTGCTGTTGTTGTCGCAGCTTCGTTAAGCGTGAACGACGTAACCGATCCTGCGCTGTTAACTGTTGCAACGTAAGCACCATACGGAATGCCGTTACCCTCTACCGATTGGCCAACTGCAATGTCAGCCGACGAGTCACACGTTATGGTTGTTGTTCCGTTTAAGTCGCAAGTGTTGTCGCTGAATGTAGCACTTTTGTAGGCCTGATACCCAAGTGCTGTGTTCGCCACTGCGTGACCGGTGTTACGACCAGATTCAGCACCAACCCATGTGTTGTAAGCGTCTACGTTTGCGTAACCAGCTAAATAACCTAATACTGTTGAACCAGTTCCAGCTTTGTTGTGACTTAACGCTTGATACCCAATCGCCGTGTTGTAGACATTACTATTCTGGCCTATTAGCGCGTTAATACCAATAGCAACACACCCAACAGCACTAGATGTTTCGCTATATAAGGCGTTAGTACCAATCGCGATATGGTTGTTTTCAGCAGTGTTTGCCGAATATAATGAGTTGCGACCAATTGCGATGTTATTGTGGCTGGTTGTTAAGTTGGCTCCAGCATTCTGTCCAACCAACGTGTTGTTATAACCGCTTGTCAGATCGTAGCCAGCAGTATGTCCAAGTGCAGTATTGTAACCACCAGTAATGATGCCTGAGCCACCAGCGTTGTACCCTAGGAAAACGCCTTTGACTGCGTCGTCTAAATTTTGTGCCGCCTGAAAACCAACGGCTGTGTTTTGTGCGTCAGCATCATTTTGTGCATTAAGCGCATAATAACCAACCGCTACACAACCGTCAGAACCACTAGCTTCGGTTGCCAACGCATACGATCCAACAGCTACGTTGTAATGTTCGCCGCTGTCCGCAGCTATCATAGCATTGTGACCAATAGCTATGTTATCAATGTTGTCTGTAGCCGCCGATAAAGCATACGAGCCAATTCCAACATTCCTTGTGCCGCTTGTCGTCGCATCAAGTGAGTAACTTCCAATGGCTACGTTGTTGTTGCCGGTAGTGTTGCCGCTTGCACCAAGGAAAGCATTGCGGCCAATTGCTACACAATCATCTACGGTTGTGGCGTAATAACCGGCATTCATGCCGACCATTACGTTACTGCTTCCTGTTAACGCAAAAGCTGCACTTGCGCCGATTGCGGTATTTTGCGCCCCTGTTACGCAACTAGCTAATGCGTTGTTTCCAACGGCTGTTTGGTCGTCACCCTCTGTTGCCGATCCTGCTGCATTTGTGCCAACAGCAGTTAAATTAGCGGCACTTGTCGCTGCGTCTGCTGCACCACTACCAACGGCAACTGCGTTTGAGCCGGTGAATACAAGTAGTGCGTAACGACCAATCGCTGTGTTGTCATTTGTTGCAGCAGCACTTAACGAACCTTGTCCTACTGCCGTGTTTCTCGCACCAGATGTAATTGCATCACCCGCATAAGCACCAACAGCGGTATTGTCATCTCCAGCATCAGCATTCAATGCGCCTAACGCACCTTGTCCGACTGCTGTATTTTGAATACTGCCAGAATGACTTGCATCAAGTGCGTCTGTTCCAATAGCTGTGTTAGTTGTATCACCACCTAAACCGTGACCGATGTCGAGTGAACCAACTGTGAGTGTGCCAGTTGATGTGATGGCTGATGCGTAAAGCGCACCGTTGTTCCGAATGTTGGCAACTCCTGTTCCTGACTGATTCGTTACGTTAAAAGCGATATTGTCAACAAGGTCGTTGCCACCTTTAACCGTTAAGGCAACGTGAGTGCCGCTTGCACTTGGGATGCTGACCGCGCCGGTGCTGGCTATGGTCATCGCATTCGTTAAACTCGACGCACCGTTGACACGAAGATTTAGCGCGTGTGATACGTCGAGATAACTTGCGCTACTGTCTAATACGAAATCGAAGTATCTGCCGTGCGTTGGGTCTAAAACTTTTAGTGCATTCGCAGTCGTTTTGCCGCTGCTGTCTATAGAGAGTTTTGTTGCTGCTGCTCCACCGCCAACTCCAACCTTAAAATTAGTTTTTGCGTTTTCCCCATCAGCTTCAATCGCAAACGTGTACAACTCACTTGAACCGTTTGTGCCGTGTACGTTCAGCGTTCGTTTTTGGTCTGCGCCGCTGGCGTTGACTGACACATTTCCGCTGGTGTCTATGGTAAGACGAGGATTAGTCGCCAAGTCGGCTCCGCTACCAGCAATAACAAACGAACTAGCTGAACGGTCAACTCCTGTCACCCACTCCGCAACTCCTTGGCACTCGTAGCTAATAACAGCATCATCACCAGCGGCAGTTCCAGAATTGTGGATGTCGATGCCAAGCTGCGAACCGCCGCCGTCTTTTTTTAGGGTTAAAAGTTTGGTGGCTGTGCTAGTGCCGACAGACACGTTTCCACTGCCGTCTATGGTAAGCGCGTCTGCCGCAGCGGTTGAAAACTGCATTGCGCCAGCTGTGGTTCCCGCAAACGTAATGGCATAGTCTAACGAGTCGTCACTTCCCAAACACTCAATACTGCCGTTGCCAGCCGCGTTACCAGTTCGCTTCAACTGTATTGTTGGGTCAATAGTTGTTTCAAATCGGGATGACCCTACAATGTGCAATGGTTTAACTGGCGCAGCGACTCCGATACCTAATCGCGCTGGATCACCCTCAGAACCACCTTCTACTATGTAAATACCATCAGCACCGCCATCAGACGGTTGCCATTGCATGATCTCGCCAGAACCATCTGACTTAACGATGGGTTCGTTTTCGTAAGAGACACCTGTTGTATGAATTGAACTTTGCTGAGTAATCCTAGCCATAACGTAGCCTTATGTTTTAGTAAGCTGTACCAGGCGTGTGATTGCTATCGCCAATCTGCACGCTAAAAACTACGGCAGTAGTCGTAGCTGTTCCCGCTGCTGTACACGCTGTTACGTCTGTAAATTGTACGTCACCTATATCAGCCTGTGACATAGGAGAAAGTTTTATATGATAAACGTCATCTGTAGCAACTCCATCTACACGAATGTACATATTTTCAGAGCCAACATTTTGAACTAATGCTGTTGCGTACTGATAACGTCCGTCAAGAAGCTTTACGTTTTCACCACCTCCTGCATCAAGAGGAACCGTAACTAAAGAGGGAGTGTTAACTGTGCCGTTTGTTACGCGACCAGCTCTTAGGGATAAAGTAGCCATAATAGAAAAAGAAAGTGGAGGGGGCTTTTACACCCCCTCCATTGTTATGAATTAAGTAGTGCGACGACGACGATAGAATATCGGCAAGCAATGGCGAGCATCACCGGGGATACCACCAAACACAGCTTGCGAGATGAACTTCAAGTAGTCACCGTACACGTTCAAGTCCTGCGTACCTGTATCAGACAGAGCAGTACCACTATTAGGAATCAAGAACTGATCCGTCAGAGTAACCTCACCGTTCCACTTCATAGAGTAGAACTTCTTGGCACTCATGTTCTTCGAGGCAAACTCTTTCGGCGGCGGGCCAACAGCGATTGTCTTGAACGCATCCGCACCAACAAGGAACGCCACCTCGCAACTAGCTTTAGTATCACTGCTGGTTGCGCTGATAGCAGTATAGTTGCTATTAGGAACTACCTTACCAGTTGTTGCATCAACAGTTTGCGGAGCGAGAAAACTGCCGTCATCTGTAAACCGTAAAGGATACGGGTCAAACTTAGCAGTAACTTTTCCGAACAGATCACCAGCAAAACCATCAGATATAAGACTGAGGTTAGCAGAACCTAAACGAGCGTTACCATCGTCACCAGCTTTGAGGTCAGCATCCCACATCAAAGAAGACCAAGCTTCTGTAGAGCAAATAAGAACGTACTTACCCTTAATGAACTCAGAATTTTTTGGTGCGTTTTGGAGACGATCAAACGTAGGAGCCTGAACATCTTCCTGCAAGTGCAGCATAGCCTTGTAAATATCTTTCAAGGTTAAGTTACCAGCAACATTAGTTGCACCATGTGCGAACTGGTCACGATAAGACTCACCGCCACTATTAGTAACTGTAGCAGAGCCACCGTGAGAAGTTGTAGTTCCAATACCGTCAGCGGCGTTGTCTACAAGACGAATGTCATCACCAGTAAATGCACGCTTTTCGTGGTTTGAGGCGAGCGTTAAACCAGAGCTAAGACCCTTATTACAAACATAAACGTCCGGTGTCTGGTAATACATCAACGTACGAGTGAAGATGTTGTTAGCCAAAGCAATTTGACGAACAATATCCTTGTGCGCGTACTGAAGTTGATCCCGCCAGAAAGATTCAAAGTTACTCAAGAAACGGAAACGATGACTCTCAAAGCGATGCGCTCCAAGTTTTGCGGTTTCATAACGCTCACCAACTTTGAACTGATCTTTCGCAGGAAAAGAGTCTAGAGTATTAGGAGCGAAGGTTATCCTTTCCACAGGGCTAGGCGTTGCGGTCAGGCCATTAAGGGTATCACCCATGTTAGGTTGCCACTTAATAGAACCAAAAAGGCTATCGTAGGTATTCCACTTAGGGAACTGGGCAACTTCGTTACGTGCGAGATAGAAAGAAAGCTTTCTAAACTCAGGCTGATGTGGTGTAGCTGTACTATTAGCTTGATGAATCACACTATCAGCAGCGACTGAACTAGGCATAATGTTTTATTATATTACAAGTTAAGGAGTCCGTAGACCCCGGTTTTATGAGAGTTCTAATACGCACTCTCTGCGTTGCGATGCCCTTCGCCTATAGTAGCAGTGGTATGCCCTTACCCTAGTAGCTTTTCAAAGTCTGCCGCTGAAAACATTTCATCATCACCTACTGGCTCTGACTTCCTTGCTGACCTCGGTTCGACTCGTCGAGAATCTTTCTTGTTTGTCTCCGAGATGTCAAGCTGTTTTTTCAACTTTCCAAGCTCCGCAGACTGCAATTGCAAAGTGACGTAAAGGTTTGATGCTAAGTTAGTTACGGGATGACGTTTGAAATTTGATGGAATTGCCTCGAAAAAACCCTCTTTAATCTGGCCTATCGTAGCAGGTTTTCCAGTCGGCGTTTCAATAGATGTGTTCAACTTCTCTGGATCTCCTTCCCACTCAAAGTATTTCTTCTGCTCATCTGCTAACATCGTATTAGCATTCTTGTAGATGTCACCGTAGTTCTGCTGAATATGTGCAGCTTGTTGGCCAAACTGATTCATGAAGTTTTTGGCTTCTTGTAGTGCAGATTCAATGTCTATCTCGGAAGACTGTGTAGGCTGGTAAGCCTGTTTACTTGCGACCATCTGACCGTTCTGGTCGTAGCCTTCTATGCCTTGCCAAGCTTCTCCATTACGCACGTTGATAAGTTGCTGTTTCCAATGATTAAACTCAGACTGAGCTTTGGCGTAGTTGGTAGCTGCTTCTCTGTATTCATGCGAGAGAGTGTAGGCCTCGGGATGTTCGTGCATATTTTCTGGCATTTTAACTCCAGAATCTTGCTTATTGAGTTCCTCAAGCTGCGCCCTTGCCTCGGAAAGCTCTCGCTTATTCTTAGCGTACTTCTCAAAAGCCGCGTTAGACATCTGCTTTAACAACGGCCTCTCAGACTCATCGAAGTCATCGTAATTACGTGGCTCTGCTTTTGTCTGCGCTGGCTCAACCGCTGACTGTTCATCATCTAAAAGCTCACCCTCTGGTAAGGGTTCGGCTTCGTCATCGTCAGCGTCGTCGACTGGGACATCCTGTGTCTCACCTTCATCTTCTACTAGCTCCCCGTCAAAGATATCGTCAAACAGGTCAAGCTGATTCTCAGAAGATTCTACTTCTTCCGTTGTCTCAGTTGGTTCTGTTTCGAGTTCTTCGACCGGCTTTGATGTTCCTGCCCGTTGATCTTGGACTGTTACCTTCTGCTCGAATAATGTTTCCTCGCTCATTTATTATACTGGTTATGTCGTCTACTGTTTTTAACTGTGCAGCCCTGTAACGTATTATAGAGTCTGGAGAGGCTGCGTCTACAGACTTAAATTTAATCTCGTTTAGTATTTGTTCTTTATATTCATCCAGTCGCTCAATCAAAAGCTTTGTGCATACAGAATCACGCCATTGCAAAAACGCTAGCTCAGCTTGCTGTTGGTTGTGGCTGCTGTCCATTTGGATTTAGTACCTGCTGTACCTGTTGCATTATCTGTTGTAATTGCTGCTGATAAGGTTGCGCTTCTTCACTTAACTGCCCGGTTTCTGGATCAGTAATTAAAGACTGAACAATTGTTTGAAGCTGCATGAGTAGCTGTGTCTTGGTGTTGTCGTCTTGGATAGCTTGAACGTAGGCTTGACCGTCTTCGGGAAACAGCATTGATACGAAGCGTTTAAGAAAGAGGGAAGCCGCGCCTGTTTGTTGGACGACAGGCCATGCTTGCATCATCTTGTTTATCTTTTCCTGACGCTCTATTACGTCTGCGTCCCCTGCCGGTCTTATTGAGTATTCGTGGTCTGTGAAAAAATTTGGAGGTATTGAAGCCTGTATAAGTCCTTCTATTGTTCTTAACCTGTATATGTTCCAACATTGCGTGTAAACTTTTTTAAGTGCTATGCTAAAGAGCGCAACCTGTGAAGCTGAAAGTGCTTGGGCTTCTGACGTTGCAGCTTGTACTTCTGTGGCTGTCTTTCGACTATCTTTACGATTCATGGCCGCAAAGTTTACCTGAGAAGTCTCCTGCATATTCTGACCCAGTATCGTTTGGATTGCGCCCATGATAGATGAGTCAGGTGGACTAAGCTGAAATTGTTTTATGTTAGAATCAATAAGAGCGTTTGGAGTAAAGAACACGCTAGTTTGTACATTGGTGTTGTTTGGATCGTTGTTGTCCTTGGCGAAGTACAATCCAGAGGCTCTACGGTGCGCCGTAACAAACGACGATAAAAGTGATGTTGCCGATTCTTGTGCATACTCATCAAGTTCTGCTCGCCCTTTCATCAGCGAGATGGTCGTGTCCTCGTTAATGTTATAGGGGAATAAGACGTAAGGATACTGCGTTTCAAATAGTTCTTCACCTTGTTGACGCTTACCGAGGAACAAAGGGCGAGGCTTACGTACCCAATCATTACAACGGTCTATACAAGCCCACCCAACATAAACTACGTTGTTCTTTTTGAACAAAACCTTTTGAACTTCCATCAAAGAGTAATTCTCAGCCAACTCCTTAAAATCCAAGTTGTTAACCTGCTCTTTATTAAAGTCGTCGGTTTCAGCCATACGCTTTAATTGAAGGTCTGTGAAGTAGTGCCTGTGAACAATCATTTCACAAGCTTGTATGTCCCGCGCATCTTCAGGCAAACCAAGATCTTCAAAGTTAACATCATTAACAGCAAAGTGACCAGGTTTTGTTACGTCGAAAGAAACTTCTGCTACACCATAACCGTGAAGCTGCATGGAATCTATGATACGAAATATAGATGTTTGCCAACCGGTGTATCTTGCTTTGTCTGTAAAGTCTTCCTCAAGTACAGTTGAGTCAAACGTAACATCGTTGAGGCTTTTGAAGATAGCCACACGCCTTGAAGAACTTATATAAGACACGTAACGAGCCTGTTCGCGTCGTATGTTCATATCCACAAGGTGCAACGGTATGTACAACTCATCTGGAGCTAAATGGCCACTACGCTGCTCTGCGTCTATGTCTATTGTAGGATGACGCAGGAGTCTATGTTCGTCCGCTTTTGTAGCTTGTGTTTGAAGATGGCTGTTTAGGCGATGTATTTCTTTCGCCGCATCATCATACTTTATGTAGTCATAATCAGTCTTCATTCTTGTAATGCCCTAATCTCTTCGAGTAAAAATTCTTGAGCGACAGGATCACGCTTAGGCAATAAATGCTTAATACGATTGTTATGCCTAGCTTGATTTAAGGTAAAAACCTTACGCTCAGTCTTCGGTTCGCACTTGTTAAGTTTGTACTTGACACGCTTACCTCTGGTTTTTGTAGGGTAGTAGTCACAGAAAGCAAGCACAAAAGCATCGGCTTGGTCAGGAGACTTACGCCCTTTCGACTTCGCTACCTTCTTACTCTCTAGCTGTAGCTTGTTTTGAGGCGTTACCATGTAATATCGAGAGGCAAGCTGTTTACGTAATGTGCTGTACTTGGGTATGATTATCTCCTTGTTTTCAATAAGTTTAGCTACGTTAAACCACGTTTCTGCGCCGCGATTTAAGTAGGCTAACTCATTACGAGGTTTTGCTTGGTTAAGAACGTACTTGACAGGCCAGTTGTTTGCTTTTAATGTATCAAGTATTGGCTTACCTAGACCACCAGCATCTCCGTATATTATGGCATCTTGGTTATCGAGGTTGTATTTGTAGAAAAGTTTTTCAAGATGCTCAATCAAAACAACCGTATCTGTGAACTTAAATGACTCAAGCGCAATGAGTTGATTACCGTTACGTACCGCAAGAACCTGTTCGTCACCACCTGCTGAAAGGTCGAGACCTGCTGTGTTTTGCTCGGCTGCTTTGTGATCTATCTCGACCTCATCGAGTTCCACAAGCTGCTGAAAGTTTATCACTACCTGTTCTTCTAAGCCGCCAAAGTCAGCTAGAATCATTGAACGATAGAGGGTGGAGTTTTCTCCGTAAGCGTTCTTTACGTCATCTATGTAGTCTTGACTAAGATGCGGACAATCAAAAGCCGTTACGTGATACTGTTTCCATACGTTACCCACACAAGCGTTGTAGAAGTGACCGTCAGGTATTCCCGGCGAACTGACATCGACACGTTTAGTAAAGCCAGTACAGCGAGCTAAAGCTGTAAAGATGTCGTCAGTAATAGACTTAGCTTCTGAAACGAAAATTCCAAACTGACCATTAGCCACCGCTGGATGCCAGCCCTCAGCTCTACCGGGTTCATCTGTTGCAAACAACTCTATCGTGGAGCCATTTAACAAGTTAGTGTAATGTCTGTAGTTTATTTTCCATATCTGCTTTTCAAACAATCTATTTATTCCATTGAGTAATTGCTGTATATACCTGTCTGTCTGGCGATCCAACTGATTACCAGATGCAGAAGTTATGATACAAAGCGAGTCGTCATAGACTGTACCTAACCATACGGCGCAAGGGGCTATTATATATTTGTCCTTACCCGAACCGTTAGCTGCACGAACAACTGAACGAAACGGGTCTTGGTCAGTAGATGGGTTAGCAAAGTCAGTCATTATCTGAGCTTGCCACTTGTGCAGTTTCATCTGACCGTTAAGAATCTCATCGTCTACGAATGTGACGAGTTCTAGGGGCGAGTTAAACTTTAGGCTACGTTCTTGTTTAGTAGCTATCGACATCTACGAAATTTTCTTCTACACGTTTTTGAGCGGTTTCCAGTCGGAGGTTAATGTCGTTTATGTTGAACGAGATTCCCTTGGTGTTCTTATCGCTCTTTTGATCTCCGAGCCACTTGAAGATGTCTTTCTTGACAGCTTCGTTTTCCCCGTACTCCAACAGCTCGCGGGCAGTTTGGAAAGCCAAAGGTAATAATTTGTCTACCTCTTCATTAAAGTTAAACTCTGGTTCTTCGGCGTTGTAGTCTAGGTCTTCCTCGTTTTTTGATGTAGCTTTTTCAAGCTGGTACTTAAAGAGGTTGTCAAAGGTTACTTTGAACGCTGTGTGTTCTTTACTCTGACCAAGTAACTCTCCAATTTTTGACGGGCTAAGTCCCTGCCTTGCGAGGGCAATAGCCTGTAAATCTTGGTTTTTCATTTAGTAATTAGCTTTGTGCGGCTTCTCGCCGTTGCTTGGCGAGTTCTATTAGGAACTCTCTGAAGTCTTCACTTCCTGTCCAATCGACTCCATCTGTACCTGCAATTATATCCAGCATACCAGCGTTCAAGCCTAAGTCTGCTATAACTTGTTTAGCGTCGGCCATTCGTTGATCTGTTATGGTTTTATCAAAAGACATAGCGTTGTTGTGGAACTTAACCTTTACACCGTTTTCTAATAGTGTTTTGGTTATCCTGTATCTCATATCGCCTACTTCATCGTCTTCGTTTTTGCTGCGGTAGAGTAGTTTTCTGGATACTTCCATCGGATCTTCTTTCAAATCCTTAGCTGTGAAGTTTAGCTTACCTGTTATCTTTTGTCCGATTTCGGAAAACACCGAACCAACTGCTTTTGCGCCTTGGCCAAGTAAATGGAAAGCTCCGTTGAGTACGTCTTGTATTGGGTTTCCTGAGTAGTCTGCGTTAGCCTCGAACATACCCTGAGCTGCGTTTTTAATGTCACTAAGGAGTGCGTTAGCTGTCATTCCGATAGCTGCTGGTGGGTTTGTGAGTAGAGCAAAAATTCCCATAGGTTGAAGATCTCCGTATTCTTGGGTTTCTGTTAAGTTGTTCCACTTTCTACCCCAAGCTTCGTCCTTGCTTGTTTCCCATGTTTGACCAAGTTCTTTTCTTAGTTTGTTTAGATTTTTCGCGAATTCTTTTAGCTGGTCTTTTGTGCCTTTCAGGCCAGATGCTTGTAAGGATTCCTCGTTAATCGTCTTACTTGGGTCTCCAGCAAGATCAAATATGTTGTTAATCATACCACCTAGCTCGTTGAACCCGTCTAAAGCTTTGTTGCCGTAGCCTACGATTTTACCTGTCTCGTCTTTCTTCTCGTAGTTAAGATTACTAAACCCAATGTCCGGTCTTAATGACTGGTTTCCATCTACCCAGTTATCAAAGTCTTCGACCGTTCTGAAAGTAACTGTCTTCCCGTCACTAACACCATTAGGGTGTAGGCTGTCAAGTACGGGAGTTATGCTACCTTTTGATACCTCTATGGCTTCTTGCGCCGAAAATCCTGCGAAACCATCTTGCAAGCCACCGGGAACTCCTTCTGATATTGTAGTTGTTCCGGTTGTTCCTGTGCTACCGCCCATTGTACTGCCGGGTGTTCCTGTGGGCAGAGGTGCGTTTTGCTTAAAGTCGTAACCTGCACGATTCGACCACCATGAGAGTGGCTGTTGTGTTATTTCTCCAGTCTCTCTGTTTACCTGTGGGCCAGATGTGTAAGGTGTTTGAGATATTATGGGCTGTCCTTGAGATGCGCCAGACGTAGACCAGCGCGTTTCTGCATAACCCTGCGGGCCTGTGTATAACCAACCACGACCCGGTGCTGGCTCCTGAGCCTGAACTTGCTGGTTCCTATCTGGGGTTACCTGTTGTTCTGGCAAGTCTGGTACAGCTAAGTTTGGATTCTGTGCAAATGTTTCTGTTGTTTCTGTTGTTGCAGGTGGCGAGTCTGGAGTTTCTGTTACTATCTCTGCATCAGCTATCTCGCCGGTAAACGGTTGTTCTTGTACTTGGGTTATATCTGGCCCCGCATTTACGTCTATTCCCTCTGGTATAACAACTGTGTCTTCCGTTAAGGTCGTTGATGGATCGACGGTTTTAGCTAGGATTTCTGGATTAGCTTGTACTATTGCGGGATCTAAAGGGGGTTTACCGGGTTCTGTTACAGGGCCGCGTATGTAACCGTGAGGGCCAGAAGCGTGTCCCGGTACGTTTTTAACCATGTCACCCTCTTGATCTTTGAAGATTGTTGGGTTAGAGCCGGGAGGTGGAAAGTTTATCTCACCAGCGTCCATAGTTTCTGGTTCTACTGGAATAGGCACGGGGTCTAACTGGACAGGCTCCTGTACAGGAATCGGGTCTTCTGCTACGGTTATTGGCTGTTCTGTTATGGTGGGGGCTGGTTGTTGTCTAGGGTCTATTGCGGGTAAGGCTACTTCGTATGGGTTTATTTCTGGCTGTAACTGAGTGATTATTTCCGGTGCAGTTTGTATTGGTGGCTGTGCTAGAGGGTTCTGTGCAATAACGGGGGCAGTTTGTATCGGCGGTGTTTGGTCTATGATATCTTGTACTTGCTGTGCCTGTGGGCTTTCTGCCCATTGTGGTACGTCAGACTCAGGCACAACTATACTTTTAGGCTCTGCGGTGGTTACCTCTGGTACTATGTCGTCTAAAATGGTTGTTACTTCGTCAGGGACTATTGGTTGTTCTGTTGCAGGGGCAGGTTGCTGTATTTGTATGGGTTCTGCGGTAGCTGTTTCTAGGGAGGTTGGCGGAGAGAAAGTTTCTTGAGCGACGACCGGAGGACTTACTGGGGATAGTGTCGGGGGTAATTCTGGTGTTATTGTTCCTACGGGGTCTGCTTGGGGTCTAATTATTTGGGTTCCTATTGGCCCTTGGTCTATCGGCAGAGGCATGGGAGCCTCAATGTAGACGGGTTGAGGCTGTTGTATGTCAACCGGTTCTGCTGTTGTATCTACACCTACGTTGGGGCTAGGTACAGGTAAAGGTTGCTCAGGTGTAACTAGGTTTGGTTGTACCGGTGAAATCGGAGGTAGTAAATTGGGTTGCTGAGGTGTAGTTAGGTTTGGCGTTATTGGGGAAGTTGGTGGTGTAGTTCTTGGGTTAGGTAAGGCTATGTCGCCTTCTCCAGTTTCTCGTCGAAATCTAGGGTCTACGGTGGGGGGTTGATTTTCTGGCATCCATACTCTGTCTGGAGATGGGCCGTAGTTTTCTGGCCTTGGAGCTGGAGTACCCATACGCCTCCTTGGCATAGGCTCTGCTATGATAGCGTTGGGCGCAGGAGTAGGAACAGGTTCTACAGCAACAGGAGGAGGAAATATAGGCTGCGAAATCGGAGGCTGATAGTAGTCGTTGTATACTGTAGGCCCGGTGTCTATTCCGGTAGCAGGAGCTATTGGGGGTACAAACTGCGGAGACACCCGCCTCACAGGTCTAGTCGTCTGTTGCTGGTTAACTTGTGGTTTCGCTATTGTCCTTGCCATTCCAAGTTTCCTTTTCTTTCTTCAGGTAGTGTTTGATTAGTGCAGTGCTAAGGCAAATCTCTTTGGCTCTCTTCGAGAACCCCTCGAACTTGATTTTACTGTTGGTATCCATAACCAACTCGCCTATAGCAACTTTGATGCCACCCAGTCTAACAGTTAAGGCACTTTGGTAACTGTTAACTAACTCGTATTTTTTGTCATTTTCCCAGAGAGGGTGATAGTTCTGGAGTCGAACTGCTTCTGGCCCCCTCCCCTCTGGACTACGTACACCAGGACAACATTTTACGTAGACTATAAACAAAAATTACGTACTCTAGGAAAAACTGTCAGATGTTAATGATGATTGAAAAATAAGTATAAAGGAAAAGTAAAGGGAGGGCGAGAGGGTGAGAGAGGTTTATTGATGTTTGTATTTATATAAATATATTTTTATATATATAATAAGACCCCCCAAGCTACTTACCTCTCCCTCTTTTCGCGTGATATACTTATAAATCAATCATCATCAATACCCACTAAAACTTTCTCCAAATAACAGTTGACAACCTAGCCCAAAAAATGCTAGTTTTGCAGCACGTGCTAGATGCGCGTTTTAACTACTAAAAACATAATGAGTACAAAATACATGAACCACGTGGCGGCCTTTGCGGCCAAATTCACCATTGAAGATAACAGACTCGGCAACGATGCTATACGCTACACCGGAAGCGTAGCAGACGCTGAGGCGTTTATTACGGCTCAGACTGAGCGCCCCGGCGAAGGAGATCAGTCTAGTTATGAAAAGGTGTTGTTGGAGATTCTAACTGCTAACTTCAACAGCAAGGTGAATGACCTACCGGCGGAAGAGAACAGTGAAGCCTTGCTAAAGCGCCTTAACGGCTGGCACAAGCGCCCCGAAAAGGCTACCACAAGCGCCGAGAACGCCGCCAACAAAGGCCAAGTAAAAGAGACCAACAACCTCGCGGGAGAGTTGGCGGAGGCAATCGCAAAACATGGAGCAGACTCTGAACAAGCCAAGGCCGCGCAAGATGCGCTTACGGCCTACGCTCTCTCACAGATAGGCAAGTAGTCTCCCCCGCAACATACACCAAGCAAACCGTCCCAAAGAGGGACGGTTTTTTTCTTCCCTCTACCAATTACACTTTTACCCCTTTTCTATAATCTCGTATCCCCCGATCTACATCCCCCGCAACTTATAGACTACAACCCTTTTAATAAGTAAAGTAACAATCCCCAACAGCTAGACCACACAAATAACCCGTAGAATATGCTTGTTTATTACGTAGAGTATGGTATAATTGGCGGTTGCTAGAGAAAGAAAGTTAAGATGAACCTAGACTACCTACTAAATGACACAAAGACCACGCAGGTTTGGTGCTTACTGAAGCTTGCCAAGCCTACGTGCAACCCAATGTATGATACTTACTACCGCAACGACTCAGTTGAGATTACTCTAGCTGAAGCCGTGCGCGTAGCAGACGCTCAACTTCCAGATGTCGTAGTTGAGTACCAAGGCGAGGAGTACACTAAGACTTGGTACGATAAGCCCATGCCGAAACTTAGCGTAGGTAAAGCACGCCTCTGGTGTAAGCAAGCATGGATTGCTAGCCGACAACGCCGGAGTCTTGAGCAAGACAAGATTGCAAAGCGTACCGCAAAGATCGAGATGGTCATAGACTACTTTGTCCAAAAGCTAGGGCGAGACCGGCAAAAGGTTAGACTACAACTCCTGAGCGAGATGGACAGGACAACCCAGCAAGCTACGATAGACGCAATCTATCCTATGGCCCAACAAGCCTTAGCCCACAAGTAATCATGAACATATTCTACGTAGAACTAGACCCTGCCGCAGCGGCTCGTAGTCTTTGTGACAAGCACGTTGTCAAGATGCCGTTGGAATCCGCGCAGATGTTGTGCGCTCCATTTGCTACAGCACCATACAAGCGCGTACACTACAATCACCCTTGTACTGTATGGGCCAGAGAGTCTAAAGCAAATTACGAGTGGCTCCTAGACCACGCTTTCGCCCTACTCCAAGAGTACACCAACAGATACGGCAAGATACACGCATCGGGTAGCGTTGTTCGCTGGTGTTCCCAGGAGTACATTCGGCTGAACTTCCCAGAGCGCAAGCTTACTCCACACCCCCAATGTTTCGGAGACTACAACAACTATTGTTATACTCCAAACGACCCGCTTACGGCTTACCGCAAATACTATTGGATAGCCAAGCGTGCGTTTGCCAAGTGGCGTAACTCCCCCGTGCCTGAGTGGTACAATAAAGATTTAATCCAAGGCTAGTAACTTTGGACTACCCAAGAAAATGAAAGTACAGAAACCAGACAGAGACCATATGCTAGATTGCACAGAGCATATAGTCCAAGCGGCTATTGAAACGATAGTCGAGAATGCCGGAGCGCGTAGTATGCCGTTCCAGATAAAGGCTGCGACAAGTGCAGCCATCAAGCTACAGCAGAAGCAGGGTGTTCTGCTCCAAGCTCACGCCGGTCTAGGGAAAACCTACATGGTACTCCCTGCAATCAAGTACCTACTCGACAACAACCTACTCGAGAAGAAAAGCAATTGGCCTATGCCAATCTTGTGGGTTACTCCAGCAGCAGTAATCCCCCAAACTCTAGAGGTCATCAACCAGTTTAGGCTAACCCCCTATGTATTCCCTATGTCTTACGCCGGTCTACGAGGTAAGATAGGTGAGCAGGTTTACTGGACTAAGCACAAGCATCCGGTACACAATACGTTCGCATACAACTGGAATCCACACGCTTTGCCGTCTATGGTAGTCTTTGATGAATGCCAAGGTCTCAAGAACGAGACCGCTTCCCAGACACAAATCGCTTGGTCTATCCCACAGGGAGTCAAACGTATCTTTATCTCTGCCACTCCCTACCAGAAAGTTAGCGAGTCACGTAGCGTAGTCCAAGGTGTAGGTATGAACTACGGCCAAGAACAGGTTACGACAGAGACCGCCCCACAACTACTCCGAGACATCGCTCGCTGGGGTAGCCCGAACAAACTATGTCAAGCGCAAATGGGTAGGCTACGTGACTCCATGAAACCTTACGCTGTCTACGTACCAAAGGTGCGCTACAAGCACGTAACCCACACGCGCTGTCGTCTCATAGAGTTTGAGAGCGACGAAGAGAAGGCACAATATGATGGCTTCTACGAAGCGTTCCTCGCCAAGTGTCGTAAGTACGACCGTAACACTAACTTCGGTTGGAACGAGATGCTCGTAGCTATGCAGAAGTTCCGAGAGGGAGCCGAACTTACTCGCGCCAAGCGTATGGCCAAGCGTGCGATAAGCACTATCGAGCGGGGCCGACAGACTATCGTAGTCTGCAACTTTGTTGAACCTATGCGAGAAGTATACAAGTCTCTGGTAGACCTCGGCCTTCCCAAGTCTAGGATTACTCACATCGTTGGCGGACAATCCCAAAGTACAAGGGAACACCAACGACAACAGTTCCAGAAAGGTGACGCGGATGTTATGCTATTCACCATGCGGTCAGGTGGCGTAGGTATCAGCTTACACCACGACAACGAGAAGGCTAGACCACGACACATAATCATACCTCCGACATGGTCAGCCATAGACTTAGTCCAAGCACTAGGTCGAGGCCACCGTATAACTTCCATCTCTGACACAACTCAGGATGTTATATGGTACAAGAACACCATAGAGGAAAAGGTATGTGAGCGAGTGGAGGCCAAGCTAGGTTGTATCAACGCTTCAGTAGGTGCAAAAGAGAATTGGGTCAACGTATTCACCAACGGTACAGTACAAAAAGACATAGCTACCAAAGATGAATACACCGAGAACGAAGAGGAAAACCTTACAGTAGAACAATGAAAAAACTATCACGAGAAACAAAAATAACAAGACTGTGCGAAAGACTACGCGGAGAACCTTCGCCAACTAGAATCGGCACTATAACCGAAGGCTCCCTTGAGATACAGATTAACAGGGGAGATAAGCTAAACTACACACGCTTGGCGTTTATCGTAGATCACTGGGACAACCTATCCTGGCAAGATAAAACATGGCGGATTAAGTTTGCTCAGTTTATAAACTACGAAAGCCCTTGGCCGCTAGGTTGGTACAGCAAACAACCTTACACCAGAAAGGAGACTACGCTATGAGTTTCGCAGCACAACAAAACATCTTTAAGATACGCTTCGACTACACACAAACACCGAAGCCAGAGTATAGCGAGCCGACAGTGTACTATAGTCTCACCGTCTCCGCTATCCACGACGACGGCTACAAGCAAGATACTGTAGAAGTCGCCATCTACGATAACCACAACAACTGGTATACGTTCGATGTTCACAGCGAGAACTACGACGACGTTATACCACACGGGCCAGACTCTGATGTAATGAGAGGCGTTAACGCACGACAGTACGCTGCGATACTCGATAGCATAGACTACATCGCTAACCTCGTTAACATAGTACCACTACAGAAGATATGAGCCGCAAGTATACAAACCTACTTATCGAAATGGTCGAAGATGGTAGAGTAGACAAAGACCAACTTATCCTAGCCTTCGCCAAGTACATGAGCGAGGACGAAGTAAAGGACATGATGCACCTAAACGAAATAACTACAGACAACGATGAAGAATAAAACATACATACACTTAATGTACTCTATGACAACCGTACTCCATTGGACTATCCTTGGTACTCTAGCATGGGTAACAGGTATAGCCCTCGGCTACTTACTATTCTACCCATGAACCCACAGGATAAAGAATACGTAGACCTACCACACACCTACGTCTTTACCATAGACAACGAGACAGCGTTCAGGAATATCGGGGAATGTATCCCAACAATTCTTGAAGCGTACGAAAAAGCCGGAGACATTAAAGGCTACAGCTTTGGCAACTGGATAGAAGTCCAAGCTCCCTCTTATGTCTACGGAAAAAGTCTAGCTTGGACAGATCGCAAGCTAATCAACAAGACTACTTATTGGATAGTCTTTAAGACATCTGAATATGTAGATGTCATGCGTCCAATACAAGCTCTATGTATGTACCTAGATGCAAAGAAAAACAATAACAACAACACAGAAGAAAATGAGTTCTAACAATGACTGGATAGATGGACTAACAGAACAAGTCCTAGGAAAAATAGACAACAAGTACACAGAGAAGTTTACTGCTCTGGAAAAGGCAATCGCTGAGACTACTCAGCAGAATGTAAAGCTAGAAATCAAGCGTGTCATAGCGCACAACAGGGAACACTACTCTACGTTGGAGGGTCAGCACTACCAAGTGAAGCCCCTACTCGAAACGCTGGGAGCCGGTTTGTCTGCTATGATTATCGGGCCTACGGGTAGCGGCAAGACACGGGTAACAAAGCCTGTCGCCAAAGCCCTTGGTTGTAAGCACTACGCTATACGTCAGGTTAACAAACAGACAGGGACGCACGACCTTATTGGATTCAATAACAGTGGCGGACAGTACGTACCTGGTGTGTTGACTAACGTGATTAAAGACGGTGGTCTAGCTGTTATAGATGAGATGGACAACGGGAATAGTAACGTACTCATGATTATCAAGGGTATTTGTAGCGGGCATATCAATATGCCGTACGGCCCGCAGGATGTACACCCTGACTGTCGGCTTATGTGTACCGCAAACACGTGGGGACTTGGGCCAGACCGCGAGTACGTAGGACGCAACGCGCTAGACGTAGCCCTGCTGAACGAGTTCGTCTGTATAGAATGGCCGTACGATACAGATGCGGAGAAAGCTTGGGTTAAGGAAACGTACATCCGAGTAGACAAACCTCACATTACTCCCGTACAGTTTAATAAATTCTGCGACAGGTTCCAGAAGATGCGGGAGTACGCAGAGAACAACAAGATACGAGTCATCTTCAGCACACGTAACCTACACCAGTGTATTACCTTACAGGCTATGTCCGGTTGGGATGCAGTAGATTGCCTAGATGCGACAGTCTTTCGCTCTGTCAAAGGTGACGCTCGACGTAAGCTACTCGACGTATACATGGAGAAGCTCAAGCCCATAAAGACTCAGTACAAAAGCCCGCACGATAAGAATCCACCATCTATGGAGCCGAACGTACCGGAAGAAGTAAAAGATATTGTAGACGAAGAAGTACCGTTTTGAAAAGAGCTATGAAGATAACACTAGATTACAAACTAAACCCCGACAAGGACTACACGTTAAAGGATATTAACCTATACCTCTACGCTTACTGCGAAGAAAGAAATCCAGAGGTAGCTCGTAAACTGTTTGACCCGCTAATGACCTTGGTAGGCTACAGTATGGACTTGGTTATGAACTACGATGTAAACAAGATACTCGTAGAGTTGCCAAAGTTTGGGCGAGAGATACAAGAACTACGAGAAGAACGACAACGCCGCTTGAGCCATGAAGATAATAAAGAAAACAATCTATAGTTGGGACGAGTTCCGCTCTGTCCTAGACAATGAACCAAAGCTAGACCAGGATAACTCAGACTTGAACGTCTGGTCTTCAAAGGAAACTACAGAGACAGACGACTGGTACGGTACGAAGTCTTGGCTTGAAGCCGTGTTCATACTGGACGCAGGTGGTTGGGGTATACCAAAGCTGGAGCGCACAAAGATAGACGACAAAATAACAGACTCTATCGCACCGCTCGAAGACTACCTGACAGAGTACGTGCCTACTGTAGCTGGAGGTACAATAAACATAGAGGCTGCTATAGCAGACTGCTCTCCCGAACACTTCATGGAAGAAGAGGAAACAGAGACAGTCATAACCAAAGGCAAAAGACTCCTGACAATCTACGTTAACTGCTGGAACCATTGCGGTATACCGGAGGACTGTTACTTCCATAGGGGAGCCTTGATATACAAAGCCATAGACCACCTAGAAACCTTGGGCTACGGCTGCGAAGTTATCGCCACATTCCCCTGTCGCAGCGGCCAAGAAGCCCACGTAACCTACGTTAAGATCAAGGACTTCCAAGAGATGATGGACATAGACAAGTTGTGTATAACCATGTGCGCTACGTTTATGATGCGCCGATTCCTGTTCCACCTCCAAGAACTAGAACCGCCAGACATTCGCAAGAAGTTTGGCTACTTCGCCAACGGTGGCTACGGCACGCAGATAAAGATGGGTACTCTATCAGACGAAGACATTGCTATCCAACAAGACAGCTCCGAGCTTATCTTCTGGTATGATGTCTCTGGACTAGAGCGAGTCAAGGACATAGAGGAGGCGTTCATCAAGTTAGTGGAGACCAAGTTCAATGAAGTCACAGACTGACGCAGAGCGTCTACGGGAAAAGGCAGAGAAGCTACTCAAGGCACACACTCTACCAAAAGACTTCGGCTTTGTTACACAAGACGCTGATACTCTGCGGCTTCTAGCCTTGGCGGATAAGCTTGCGCCCCTAGACGATACGGTACTGATTACCGGAGAGAGTGGCACGGGTAAAGACCTTGTTGCACGTAGGCTACACGGCAGACGTAGTGGTAGGTTTCTATCGTTGAACCTGTCAGCAATACCGGAGAGTATGATACAGAGCGAACTCTTCGGCCATGTTAAGGGAGCCTACACGGGTGCGGTATCTAACCGTATGGGTCTGCTGGTCGCAGCCTCCAGAGGTACGATGTTTCTGGATGAGATAGGAGACATATCCCCTGCACTACAGGTCTTGCTTCTCCGTGTTATAGAGACGCGCAAGTTTCGTAGGATAGGTGAGAACGAGGACACAGAATTCAAGGGCCGATTTATCTTTGCCTCGAACAAAGTAAACTCCGGTTTCCGTGAAGACCTTTACCACAGAATCGCCACCTACAGGCTAGACCTAAAGCCATTGAGAGATAGGCCAGATGACATCCCCCTTATAGTGGACTCCCTTGATCTAGGCTTTACACCAGAGGAAATCAAAGACCTCTGGCAACTAATCCGTACCGCCAAGAAATACCAAGAGGAACTACTCTCAGGCAACGTACGGGAACTTATCCGCCTTGCCAAACAGTACAAAGTTCTAGGCCGAGACAACCTAGACCTCTACTCTAGGCTCTAAGCAGTATTACAACAGGTACTTAAAACATTGCTGTTGGTCACAACACAGGTGGGCTACGAAAAACTTTCAACTTTTAGAATTATTTTTCAACAGTTGTAACAGTTGGCATGATTCCTGCTTTATATAGATAGTTAAAAAATTAACTGTTAACAGTTAAAAGAATTTTGCACTAACAGTTAAAGGTGCATCAGTAAAAGAAAGTAAATGCTATGTTAAACATAGAAACAAACTACACGATGGAGCATTTCCAGTCTGGCGATTGGGAAGGCTATAAGTTCGCAGTACCAGAGTTCAAGACTACAGCAGATGTAGTCAGCAGGTACGGCGAGGAAAAAACACTAGCCTTGTTGAACCAACAGGTTAGCGCACGTATCCGGTCTACGGTAAAGAACTCGTTGAAGCCTAACGGCAAAACAACTGAGGAACTCAAGGCTGAGTTAGACCAGAAGCATCCAGATCAGGTAATCTACACCAAGGAGGATGCTGACAAGTGGACACCGGAGACTACAACAGAAACTCCTAACAAGCTTTTCAATAAAGCCAAGGCAGCGTTTGCCGCTGGTGATATTGAACAGGGTAAGGCGTTAATCAAACGCATGGAGGAACTGATGCCTTCTAGCGAAGGCTAAGAAAACAAAGAGTAGCGTAGCATGGTGTGTAGGGAGAACCTACAACGGGATATCGGTAACAAGGGTTTTTGTATTCCCCCTTGTTCAACTCTGTCGCCTATAGAAACACTACGCTACTCTTAATTTTACTTTAACTATGTCAGAAAAAACTTTAGAAGATCATTCAAACCTACTGCGTAGACTACGCTCACGCCCGTCACCAGCACGTTCATCGTATAGTGCAAGCAGCACAGCCAAGGTAAAACCTGTATTAGACAGGCTACTCGACGGAAGAAACGACATACTTGTTACGTCGGAAGACACAGGCTACACGGTTAACACTCTGTATGTTAAGCTTGTTGACGGTCTCAAGTTCCTAGTGGATAACTCGGAAGAGTACGGTTCGGTCTATGCTGAACTACGTTCCCAGATTTCCATGCGGAAAACAGACACGGGTGTTCTTATTTATTTCAAGGACACCGTACGCAACTTGATTAAAGAGAAAGAACTCAAGTACGACTACGCAGACTCTAGCGTCTGGCGTGGTGAGCTACTTACTTGGTTGCAAACTGCACAAGACATGGAGACTTGGAAGCGGGATAACCTTGTACTCAAGGAGGAAGATTTGAGGTGGCTAGAGGAACAACAGAAAACCATAGACTTCGAGTTTGATACCGCACAGGACAGGCTCGCTGTAATACGATAGCCTATGCCACTTACAATTTTATCTGTAGCATCTTTATTCTTTACACTCTTGTTCCTTGCTTTATTTATCATAGACTTTTATGACAATTGAGCAGCTACTAGATTGTACCGTAGAACAGTTGGAGGCTATGTCAGACGACGAGCTACTCCAACATTTTGAGAAGTACCTTGCACTAACAGAACCCAAGGTAGAATTGGCAAAGCCAAAAACTGCGCGAAAGAAGCGTGTTGTAAAGGAAAAGAAAACCCTGCTCGACAAGGCAGAAGAATTAAAAAGAACCTATGGAATTACTTAATTTAGAGAAAACACCGGAGGGCAAGTACATCGTAAAGATAGATGCGTCCCTTATTAAAGAGTCAGCTTGTGAACGTAGGCTATGGTATATGCTATTCCGTGGACTACGAAAGCGTAACTCTAATCACAAGATGGAGTATGGTACTGCTGTACATAAAGCACTTGAATCCTTCTACGAGAATGGCGACAAGGATGCAGCAATCAATAAAGCCATAGACCACTATGCAGATGTTCTCGTACCCGACAAAGACTTTCGAGACCTAGCGCACCTAGTCAACCTACTCAATCAATACTTCAGTATAGACACAGGACTTGAGGTAAAGAAAGACCCTGACCCTGTACTGGAGATGCGCTTCGCCTACCCGTACAAGCAGACACCCAAGTTGGACATACTCTTTTGCGGTACGATAGACTTCGTTGGAACCTACTACGGCAGACCTGTTATCGTAGACCACAAATCCACAGCAGCGTACAACACCGCCGCTTACTTCGCCTCGTACAAGGTATCACCGCAGCTTATGTTTTATAATCTTATCTGGAACACGTTGTTTCCTGATGAGTACATTGGCTGTATGATAAACGGAATCTTTCTTGCGCGTTCCAACAAGAACAAGTTTGAGCGCAGCGAGATATTTGAGTTTAGTAAAGACAGACTGGCGAAGTTCAAGGACTACGTTGATGACCTTGTGGACAGAATCATACTAAAATTTGACGACTACGTTGACAATGTTAACCTAGTTGGCGAGCAAGAGGCGGAGGCAGAAAAGATTTTCTACAGTAACTTCGCCTGTTGTGAAACCCGCTTTGGTCTATGTTCTTTTGTGCCTCTCTGTACAGCAAATAGCGTACAGGATAGGGAATCAATAGTGAACATGGACTACACACGTAAAGTTTACGACCCGTTACAATTTCAATTATGAAAGCTATAACATCAATTAACGGTAATGTTGAGGTAGTTAATCTACCGGACAACGCGAGGAACTGGACAAAGTTAGATAGTCCAAGTGAATCGGAAAGCACTAGCACCTCCAAGCGTCAGGATAACTGGGAGAAAGCCCTTACCCCTCATGTAGTCAAAAGTAAAAAGCTAAGAACCTGAAGTAAGATGGAAGACATACAACAGAAAACTAAAGACGCTAGGCTAGATGCCTACAAGGATGGCATGGAGAACTTTACCATGCTGCGCTACACAGCAGCACTTGAATCGCTTAACAGCACCATTCAAGCTACGCTACAGGACAATGATAGAGTAGGTGTCTTGACCGGCGACTGCGCTAGTCATACAGCAGCAATCCTAGCTGCGGCAGATATGCTTGGCAGCAAGCTTACAGCACTAGACAAGTCTATCCAGAACTTATCGTTGCTAGTGGGAAGGAGTCTAAGTAAATGAACTCGACGCTGCTCAAGAAGATAAAGTTAGACACGCTCGCAGGTAAGCGTGCGCTGTTTGTGGCAACCGACTGCGTTAGTCTACTGGATGCAAAGCAGAAGGACTACGGGCCAAGGAACATCAGCCGCTTCGGTACAAAAGGTCTTGCAGTACGTCTGTATGATAAGGTAGAACGTCTGGCGAACCTTCTCATTGATAGAGAATCTGCTCCAAACAACGAGTCTTTAGAGGACACGTTTAAGGACATAACCAACTACGGAATCATTGGTCAGCTACTCTTAAAAGAAGAGTGGCCAGCAGATGAGCCAGAAGAATTTGACACTTTCTACGGTGTCATTGAACCAGAAACTAAAGTAGACATAAAAGAAAATGTATAAACCACTAATCGCTATTGTAGGTCAGAGTGGCAGCGGCAAGAGTACGTCGTTGCGTAACCTAGACCCAAAGACAACTTACATCCTAGACTTGGAACGCAAAGGCTTTCCTTTTCCCGGCGCTAGTAAGTTCAATGTAATTCCAGTAGATAACCCTAACGCATTCACGCGAGAGTTTGCCAAGGCACTCAAGGAGGACAACTGTGAAACCATTGTTATTGAATCCTTCACGAAGTACGTAGAGCAGGTAGCTACGCTGGCCAACACCAGTTTCAAAGGGTTTGATATATGGGCTTTCATAGCTCGTACAATACGCTCAATGCTGGATAGCATAAAGAATGACAAGGCTACTGTTATATGTACAGCAGTTGATGATATTGTAAAGATCCCGCAAGTTACAGGTGGGGAAACCTCGAACCGCAGAATTAAAGTACAAGGCAAGGTACACGAAGGTACAGTTGAGAAGGAGTTTCTCATGGTCTTGTTTACTGAAATTTGTAAGAACGAGAAGACAGAAGAGATAGAGTATTTCTTTCAGACTAATACGGATGGTGTTACTTCTGCCAAGACTCCATTGGGTATGTTTAAGGAGCGTCTGATACCCAATGACATTGCTGAAGTCTTGAAAGCTGCTGAAGAATACTACGAATAATTTATACTTGAGATATGGAATACGCATCTTCTAGACGTTGGACAACGAGTAGCTTTGGTCATTGGCTACTTGGCGTAAACCTTAACCTGTTGTTAGTGTGTCAACGGGGTCTCAAGTAGTTTTTAACCTATGAAGAAACTAAAGTTAAAACTAGGACGGCTACTAGAGGTAGAGAACAAAGGTAAGCACAAGGCTGCCAACTCAACATACAGTCTTGTGTACCTTGAGGGTATGTATAAACAAAAAGATGGTAGCCCAGCTCCCTACCTGTTTACTACCTCGCAACTTGTGGAAGCTAGAGACAGGGCGCAGAAGAACGTAGAGGATTGTGGTTCGTTGTCTCGGTGGTGGAAGTTTTGGTGATATGAAAACCAAGAACAAGCTTTACCACTATAGCGCAGAAGTTACACGGGTAGTTGACGGTGATACTGTTGATGCCTTCGTAGACTTGGGGTTTGATATGCACTCCAAACAACGTGTTCGTCTGTACGGTATAAACACACCTGAGTGTAGAACACGGGACAAGATAGAGAAGGTAGCTGGACTAGCTGCCAAAGCGCGTCTACAAGAGATGCTTAAAGAAAACAAAAACAAGTGTGTCATTAAGACTAGCTTGGATAAGAAGGGTAAGTATGGGCGAGTTCTCGGCGTACTCTACGCTAATGATGTAAACCTAAACGAAACCTTAGTGGAAGAGGGCCATGCTGATAAATACTTCGGAGGCTCTCGTTAAGAATTTTCCTGCGAGTGTGGGAAAAATGTGTACGTTACACCTAATAAACTAAACATAAAACATAAAACATAATACTCATGGCTACAATAAGTCTAAAAGATATTACGGAAAGTTCTGGTAGGCCATACCTACCGAACGGTACATACACGCTGCGTGTCGTAGAGGCAGAGCGTAAGGTTAGCGCAAAGGGCAACGATATGGTTGCTGTTGTCGCTGAAGTTGTTGAACCCACAGAAGTTAACGGGCCTAACGGTTTCGTTGAGATCGGTGGCGTTCAGGTACGTGACTATCCTCTGATTCCTTCTCGGAGTCTCAAGGAGTATCACAAAATCTTCGATCTTCCAGATGAGTTTGAGTTGGAAGACTACGACGAGATTGCTGAAGGTTTGAAGGGTAAAGCATTTAAGGCTGTACTCTACACAAAGCAAGAGGCTAGAATGGACGAAATCAGCGGCGATCCCATGATCGACCCGATTACGAATCAACCGTTGGCTACCAATAGGTACAACGTGGAGCGCAGGTTAGAAGCTGCACCAGACCACGACTTAGGTTGATCTAGTCTCTAACATGGGAGTTTGTGGCATGGTGCGTAGAGAGACTCTACGACTGGTTGCGGGTATATTGGTTCCCCGTTCCATCTGAAACAAACACAAACTCCTCTTTAAGAAAATATCATGTCTAACACAAAAACAGATGCGCGAGTTAAAGAGTACAAGCCTGTACTTATTCCAGCTCCGCTGCACCGAAAAATAAAAAGGCTCGCGAGGCGTGAAGGTTTACGCCTTAACGACATCGTCCCGCAACTACTAAAGACCGCCCTGAAATAATGACTGTACTAGATACATTAAGACAAGAATTGGACAGCTTATCTCCTGACAAGAAGCAGGATACAGAAGCTGTGGCTCATAGACTAGCTGATGTAATGTCTACTATCTTGGTTACAGGCTACAAGTCAGGATTTCAAGATGCGACAGCAATGTTAGGGTCTTATGTTAACGATCACTTCTCTGGTAACAAAGACTTTGATAAAGAGTCTGCGGAGATTGCTCTAAAGAAGCTGGGCGAAATAGACTTCCCTTCGGATGAGGCACAAACCGAGTGAACCTTACTCCGGTCTAACTGTTGTCATTGATACGCCCTCGCGTTTTGACCGCCGTATACTAATGAGCGGTTACGCGGGGGCGTTTTTTGACTCTACACTTACCGTTAGCCGATACTCCTGTGACCTTCGTACTCTAGCTACGATGAATGCTGGGCTACTGCCAGACACAAAGGTAGTCCTGTTGTTGGGTCGCAAGTCTTTGCACCAGTACAAACCAGGAGTAGGTCTTGATGAACAGAGAGGGAATCCTTGGATAGAAGATGGCGTAACTTACATAGCCTCTTATATGCCGCAGGATACGTTTGATCGTAAGAACTATTTCAACCCCAACGAAGAGTATGTAGGTGGTAGTGACGACGACAAGGTAACACACGGCAAGACCAAGCGGCAGAACTGGAGATTCTGGCTACGCAAAGACCTAAAGAAAGCGTGTCGCTACCTGCTGGTTAAGCCTACGCTACATGAGGCGGAGGAGGTAATCTATCCAGAGGTTGACGATGTGGTTAAAGACCTTACAGAAACCAAGGGTAAGGATTTGTTCTTTGATGTAGAGACCGCGAGCGACTTGACGCTTACGTGCTTTGGCTACGGTTGGAATAGTAGGGTTGCCGTATGCGTTCCTATGTACGAGATACCACGACAGGCTTATTACTATGGGGGTAAGGGTACAGCAAGAATTTTAAGAGCCTTGGCGGTAGCTTTCCGTGACAATACGGTGGTAATCCACAATGCACTCTTTGACCTTTTCGTTATGGCATACAAGTACGGTATCCCAGCACCCCGCAAAGTCTACGACACAATGCTGGCGCACCACCGCCTATATCCAGAGGTGGAGAAATCCCTTGGCCATTGTATCTCACTCTACACAGATCGCGAGTACCACAAAAACGAGGGCGTATTCGAACCGCGCAACCAACAACAGATACTCTCCCTCTACCACTACAACGCCAAGGACGTAGTTACTCTCGCCCTGCTCAAGCCAAAGCTAGACCTCCACGCGAAGCAACTCTACGCAGAGGACAGCATACGCCAAGTAAACGAGAGCATCACGCCGTACCTGACAGCCATGTTCCAAGGTCTTAACTACGACAAGGACAAGCTGGAAGCACGCATAGCCTACAACAACCGTTACTGCGCTCAGATTTCCCGTATGCTAAGTATTCTCGTAGGCTACGAACTAAATCCGAACAGCCCCAAGCAGGTATCCAACTACCTCTACAACTGTATGCGGTACAAGAAACCTGCAAAAGACCTGACGAATGAGAAGACGATTCTACAACTAAGGCTCAAGCACGATAATCCTGTACTCACGCTAATTCTAAAGTACCGAGAGATTGCCAAGCAGTCTGGTCAGTTAAAGTTCCCGCCCTATGTTCCACGTGGAACAACCAAAGAAAGAGTAACAACAGCCTATAACCTTGCAGGTACTACGACATACCGACTAGCATCCCGTAGGCTGCTGAATAGGTGGGGGACTAACGTGCAGAACTTCCCAAAAGACCTACGCAAACTATTCATACCAGATGAAGGAAAGGTTTTCATACAGGTCGATCAGTCAGGTGCGGAAGCACTTGTTGTTTCTTACCTCTGTACTGAGGGTAACTTTCGCAGCCTCTTTCTACACGGCATTAAAAGTCATGTGTACGTTGCCCTGCGTCTGTTTGCCGATGTGTGGTCTTCAGAGATGGGCCACTCAGTTGATGAGTTTTGTACTGCGCCTATTGACAAGGTTGCTACGCTAAAAGGCTGGGCCGATCTAGACAAAGTAATAAAGTCAAGTGACGGCTGGAGCGCGGAGAAGCGTTACTACTTTATCTCAAAGATGGTATGTCACGCTAGTAACTACGGCATGAAGCCACCTACGTTTCGGCTAAACTTACTCCAGAAGTCAGAAGGTAAAGTATCCATATCACTACCAGAAGCTAAACGATTCCTAAATACCTACCACGAACTATTCCCCGAAATACAACTTTGGCACAGAGAAACCATAAACACATTACGTCGTGATGGTATCCTACGTAACTTGTTCGGATACCCTCGCGTTTTCACGGCTCAGGTAGAAGAGTCAATGTACAAGGAAGCCTACGCCTTCGTACCTCAATCCACTGTAGGCACAATAACGAACCTAACATTCAGTAAAATGCAACAGAAAATAGAAGACCCAAATGACAAGCTATCCAGTATGAACGTGGACATCGTACAGAATAACCATGATAGCGTACTAATCCAATGTCCACCAGAACACGCAGACTACGTAGCAAAGGAAACTGTTGACGTAATGAACTGCGACTTGGTATCTCCAAGAGGCGAGAGATTCAAGATGAAGAGTGAAGCTTGCATAGGCGATACGTGGGGAGGTCTCGCGTGAGTAACCTAGAGAAATGGCGACTGTACCTGCGTGACTTAGAATCCCCCGACCTTTACATAGATTGGGGATTTTACTTTCTAATAAGTACCTGCCTCCAGCGTAGAGTATGGACTTCCCAAGGTATCAACGCAATCTACCCCAACTTGTTCATGCTTCTTGTAGGCCCACCCGCCTGTGGTAAGAGCCGTGTTGTATCTATGATAGCTGATCTTATAGAGGACAGCGCGTTGAAAACAATGAGCAAAGACAAGAAGCAAACTGCGCCTCTGTTTCCTTACACAGCAGACAGTATCACAGCAGAAGCTTTGAGTGAGTACCTCGCGAAAGAATGCACCAAGCACTTCAAAACCGAGGACGACAAGGAGTACATACACGCTTCGTGTACCATGCTTGTTGAGGAACTCGGTGTGTTCCTGAAGAAGCGTACAGAAGATACCGTAAATATGCTTAACCAACTGTACGATGCTCGCAACTATAGGTACTACACGAAGCAGAAGGGTAAGGATAATATACAAAACGTCTGCGTGTCTTTGGTTGCAGGTACAACACCCTCGTTTATACGCGAATGTTTCAACGACAACTTAATATCCCAAGGCTTTACCTCTCGCTTTGTCGTAGTCTACCAAGACCAACCAAGATTCCTACGACAGTTCACGGGTTTCACAGATGACCAGCTTCAAGCTAGGGCAGAACTTGTGAAGCACATGAAGGCGTTAAGCACACGCTGCGGCCCGATACCAATGTCAGAAGAATGCGCCGCCTATCACAAGCGACGTTACGAGAGCGGCTCTTACATACACAACAGAATTAACACCAGTCCCAAGCTGGATATGTACTACGCCAGAAAAAACATTCACCTACAGAAACTTGCCATGTGCGTACAGATGGGTAAGTCGGCAAAGTCTACAGAGATAGAGATGGAGTCATTCAAGCAAGCTGAGAAGTTTATTGCTGAGACAGAAATTTTCATGCACCTTAGCTATGACTTAACTGGCCGTAATGCAATTCACGAGTTCACACGCAAGCTTGGTGAGTACGTAAACAACGCACCAGAGGGTGTGTCGCATAAGCGTGTGTGGTTAGATTGGCACAGTGATTTGAAGAAGGACGAGCTGGAGGCAGCCTTGGAGTTTCTACTGCAAACAGACCAGATCAAGGCGACGAAGCAAAAAGGAAAGCTAGTCTACTTACCCAAGGGGAACTAATGACAACATGGCATGAAGAACAAAAGCAAACGATGAAAGAATCTTTAGAGCAACTAATAATAAATCTTACCGAGTACAAGAAAAAGCTAAACAACAAGGACGAGCTACGCATAATCAACAAGGCAATTGAACAAGCGTGCGAAGTTCAAAATAAAAAAGTAGAAACTCTAGAAGAAGCAGTTAAGGAGTCCGACGATGCTAGTTGATGGAGTAGATTGTATAGGTAGTTTGGAACGCGCAGGAGCGTTTATTGTTAACTCTGAGTATATGGAGGAGGAAATACTAGATAATACCGATGAGCAATCCCACAAGTTCAAAACATGGAAACAGCTTATTGAGTACCTAGAGAAAGAGTGTGGTTCTGGTGAAGTCTACGAGCTGATTACCATACGGGAGTAGCTAGGTTTCCAGTAGCTCCCAAGCGTTTTCCCACTTACGGTACTTGGGGTTGCTGTCGTAGATTTTTACAGTCATAACTTTTATATCTTCAAAGGGAAATATCCAGAACCGCTTCTGGTCTATACCCACACAAACGTAAAAGTTAACTTCGTCTCTAGTGTACTGACACTTGCTGTGCTTACCTTTGCCAAGTAAAAATTGATAATGCGGAGTATTGTTCTTGTAGTGATGCTGCCCCAAGGTAGACTTAACTTGAATACATACTAAGTGTCCCTTCTTTACACCAACAAGATCATAAGACGCAGAATCAAAAGGTCGCGCTACGCTCCATCCATGCTCAAGCAATTTTTCAGCTACGAGTAATTCACCCCTCTGCCCTGTGTTGCTTGCGCTTATTTTAACTCCACCATTATCCAAGATAATCAGTAGCCCTTTGAGGCTAAAAAGTTAGGTAGATTCTCTGCCAGTAATTGCTTACGTCTTTCTGCTAACACTTCGTCAGCTATCTCTTGGTTGATAACATTACGTACAGCATCCTTGCCTCGGAGCCTGTTGATAAAGTCAACAAACGCAGCGGACTCCCTGAGAGATTGCGGGTCTTTCGTTACCCTAGGGGATATACGCTTAGGCTTTTGATAGCCTTCTTGCAGCAAGGACTTAAACCTTTCACGGTCTAGTATCTGTTTCCCAGTAACGGGATCTTTACTTTGCGATCTATTCCACGAACTCTGCATAAAATCTTGCAAAGTATCACGCATCTCCTCTTCAGTTTGTGAGTATTGATAGGTAGACTTTGGTGTAGTTTCGTAACGGTTAAGATTCTGAAACCAGCCTGTGCTGTATTCACCCTTGTTGAGTCTGTTAAATATACGCAGGTCACGTTCGTAACCCTTGCGGTCTGCCTCTGCTGCTCTGGTACGTACGTAAGTTGTCCCTAGCGCCCTGTCTATATCTTTTGAAAGGCTTGAACTTGCTATGACTTGGTTACGCGCTATGCGAAGTGTTTGGTTTAGGTTTGTAATTATGTCCTCAATAAACCGCATGGTAGTCGCAGTTTCCCTACCGGAATTCAGGTACGCAACTGAAGTTTGTAACAGACCCTTGTCAGCAAGTAAGGCTTCAAATCCTGGGAAAGTTACAAAAGACAAATCTTCTGGTGCAGCTTTTCCTGTACGTATCATACGAACTGCGTCATTGCTCAGGCCAGAAAGCAAACCAAAGTAACCGGACATATTCGCCATGTGCATTGCATGATACACGTAGTCTTCAAACCCAGCATTAGATTCTAAAAGCTCTGCTGTTGTAGGTTCATAGTTCTCTTTGGCGTTAATCATCTCGGTAAGTTCCATGAGGACATTTGCCTCAACAACAGAACCTAGCGTAGCTTTTAGAAAAGGCTTAAAGTCCTTCTTGCCTGTTGCCGGATCACCTTTGGTCATAGGCATCACAACATCCTTCAAGTACCTGTTGTACTTTTCAATAGACCAGCGAGACAGAGAGGTGAACCAACTAGACGGGCCTCTTATAGACCAACTGGGTACACCTCTTGCACCATAAGTACCTTGGTTGATCTCTACCCAAGCTGTCGCAAGCTTATTAAGGTCGGCCTCTGTAGTTGTCTCAGGATTCTTCGCGAGCCTAGCAGTATCAACGTCTCCCATGCGGCCCATCAGATTTAGCATACGCTTAACGTGTGCGTCTGGAGTACCGCTGTTTAGGTAGCTACGCATAAGAAGCTTACCCAAGTTAAATTGTATCGCTCGCGTCCCGCGCTCAAAAAGTTCCCTGCCTGAGTATTTCTGCGACAAGTCGGCAACTGTTGCCATAGCATCCGAGGCTCGGTCTACGCTGTCGTGTGCAAACTCAAGTCTTGATAGCTTGCTTCGGTTTGCGCCTGAGATGTGACTCTGTTTCCAAGCATCTTGAAAATGCGTAAGTGACTTCAGTACCAAAGGCCAGTCCTCTGTCCTCATGTACATATTTGCATTCTTGAACGAGTTAACAAAATCACGTACGCCAGACAGAGTTCCGAGCCATTGGGAAGTGATAAGCCTGTTGAGGCGCAGAATTGAAAGGTCTCCTCTACGATGGAATCCTGTGTGTACTTCATCAAGATTCTTAAACGTACCCTGCGCTCTCGCGAGATAACCAGCGTCAACGTCGTCACCAAAGATTTCCTTTAGCGTAGGTGTTAGCATCTTGTCGCTACCCTCACTCTCTGGAGTTCTGTGCGTGGGTACGTTTGCATCATCCGGTAAGTCTCGGATGGCTCGCATTACTTCATCACCTTCAATCTGCGTATGCCACGCCATGTCTTTTGAAAACCTGCCGATATACCGCTGCGCTCGCATAAATGGGTCAGCGTCTACTAAGTCCGGTGGCATCAGCAAACCTTCACCCTTACGTAGCGCACCAAATTTTGAAGCGGTTGTCAGAGGTCTGTTCTCTCCAGTAGTGGTTACAAAGCTGTCCTTGTTTGAGATAACAGCTATGTACTCCGCAAGTTCATCGCGGAGTTCAGCCTCTTGGCCAGCCTTTACACCCTCCTGCTGTTGGCGTTGCTTTAACCAGAAAGCTAAAATCTTTTCTTGGAGTTCCTCACCCTCTTTAGTATGAGCCTTGGTACGCAACAGAGTGTTGTTATCATGGCTTAACATATAAGGGTCGTAGTAGTCCCCTTGCGTTTCCTCTACGCGAACGTACTTATTACCAACCTTGATGCGTGGCCCGTTAGCAACCTGCTCTGCGCGTGTCTCCCTGTACAACTTATCAAGAGTTTCGTTTGCATCAGCCAACTTGCGGTTTGATTTAATATCCGCCTCAAGCTTCTGGTACTTATCGGCGTAAGGTTTTGTGATCGTGCTGTCGTTGCCAAACTTTTTAACAAGACGACGTAATATACGATACGTGCCTAAGTCTTGTATCTCCTGCTTGCTCAAGTGCATAGAACGAAAGCGCAGTAGCAGAGGTTCTACAAACATATTAACATAACGCTTCTCTGCCATCTCCAATCTGTTATGAGCGTCTCTGGCATACAGAGCCATACGTTTTGTGGAGTCTGTGATCTCGTCATTCTTCAAACCTTCAAACGGTCTGAGAATTAACTGATCTGTTTCAGCTTGAATAAGACGAGACAGGCCAAAAATCTGACCGCGCATAACCGCACGTTCAGCATCAAAATACTCAAGACCTGTTTGCACCTTGTCAAAGTTTTCAGCGTTGTACCGTGCAGAGTCTCTGACTTCCTTGAATGGGCTTTCTGTTACGGTGCGTTCTCCTCTAGCTGCTTGATATTTAGTGGCAGAAAAATCACTAAAGCCTCCTCCATATTCTGCTAAATCTCTACCTGTAAAAACCTCTGATGCTTCAATGGCTTGAGGTGGTATAGATTTTGGCCTCTCTCCTGTTCTACGGCCAGCATCTATGCCTGAATCAAACTTAACCTGTACAGGATTTTTCCCTATAAACTTTCTTCTCAAATCTGCGTATGGGTATTCAGCCGGTAAAGGTTCTCTGCTTTCTGTTAGAGCTTTGTAGTCTACTTTACCGCCTAACCGTTCGTTTAGCGCGTCTGCCTGTACTACAGGTTTAAGACTGTCGTGGAAGCGTCCTCCAAGTTCAAGGTAGAGTTCTTGCGGGCTTTCCTTTGCGGCATCATGTGTAAGAAAATTATCGGCAATGTTCTTTTCAAGAGTAGCGGCTTCTGCAGGAATAATACGTGACCTGAAATAATCATAAACATCTTTATTAGTCTTAAAACTGTTCATTCGTTGTATGTCGCGAACGATTGCGTCAGACTGATACTTTGTTACAGAAGTAAATATACGAGCAGATTCCTTAGTTGCTTCAAAGCCATCTACATCTAGGTCAGCAGATTTGTCGGCATCAAAACCTCTACTGCGTATTCCCTCAAGACCTTCTGGAGTAGTTACGTGATACAGGATAGAAGTTCCTTTAGGGGAAAATTCCAGGTCGTGATCTTTAGGAGAGTAGGCAGGATTCTCTCCTACTCTATCAAATGTTTTAATGTCTATGAGATTCTCTGGTGTAGGTCTTACTCCTTTGGCTTCTTGGAATTTAAGGTCACTAGCTTCTTGATTTATTCTCTGCATTATCCGCTGGACAGGAGCGCCTGTTACTGGCTTATCAAACTTCATACCCTGCTCGCGCTCTAGGGTTTTCTTCATTTGAGCCATGAGGTCTAAACCCTCTTCGTCCGACACAACACGCTCACCAGCTCTGTTAAATCTCTCCTTAGCTTCCTGAAATTTTAAGTCAGCCCAAGGGTCTCTACTCCCAACACCACCTATCGCAGCCGCAGGTATTGGATTACCAGCAGTTACATCGTTAAGTATCTTCTGGCGTTCTGCGTCCCAAGCGCGTGCTTCGGCTGGGTCAGTAGGCCGTTCCTTACCCATACGCTTTGCAGCAAAGCCGTCTATAAAATCTGAGTTGTACAAAAACGGGTCATCGGTTTCGTACTTGATAAGCATAAAATCTTTAAGATTCTTAGCGGAGAACTTCATACCAAACTTGTGCATCCAACGAAGTTTGGCCTCACGCACAAGTCGTCTTAACTTCTGCTGATTACCTATAGCTTTGCGAATCTTGAGTCGCTGAGTTAAAGCGCGACCTAGAAATTCTACACCCCTCTCTTCAGCACGGGCTTTTATCTCTTGGTCACTAAGAGTGATGGCGTCTTCTCTGAAAAGTTTCAGGTAGTCCTCATGCAGCTTACGGTCTTTCTTATTCGTAGAATACTGAAGGTCATCCATGAAGTTGTGAAATCCTTCATGGGCAATCGTGTCATCAGTTGCAGTACGTGGATCAAAAGTTATGTTACGTGTATCATAAGCCGCGAACCCTGCCTGACGTACGAGTCTGCCATCTGGTGTGCGGCGATATATACCACGGCGTATGGCTTCGGTTATGTTAAAGCCTCTTACTGCTGCAAGCTTGGCCAACTCAATAAGTACATCCTCATCTAGTGGCTTGAGTTCTTTAGGTTTAGGCTTGGGGTAAAGCTTATCTATAGCTGCTGCGCGAGACGCTTCTTCCTGCCTAATAAGTTCAATCTCACGCTCGGCATTTTTCCGCGTACCCTCAATGTGATCTAGATACTGCTGCCTTACCTTCTTGGCAACTTCCGGCTTAACAAATGGCCCAAGAACTGTTTCTCTTACTTGGATGTCTTCACCTGTAACTGGATCTTTCCTGACCACCAAGCGTCCGCCGGGTTTGGCTATTTGCATAGAGCCGTTTGCGTTAAGAAAAATAGGACTGCCCGCTAAGTCAGCACCCTGCCCGTATACTTGATATAAACCAGAACCCGGCAACCTCCAGACATCCAAGTTTTGATCTAGTGGTTCGCCGTTTCTGTCAACCAAGCGGCGAGAAGCTGATAAATCAAGTTCTATAGCAGTTCTAGTTCTAGGCTTACCTGTTGCGGGGTCAACGTCTTTAACAGGTTTTGCTCTTTTGCTGAAAAGACTTTTGATTTTACCAACGTCGTCTGCTAACTGTGATGGCGTACCTTCAATAATAGCTGTGGCTTCGTTAACTTCTTTTTGGAGTTCTGTAAATTTGCTTTGTGCTTTTTCTATAACATCTTTTCTAGAACTTGGATTCTCGTTTAGTTCTTTTAATCTATCTCTTGCTGCATCTAACTTAGGCTGTAAACGATCAAGGTCTTTTGTTGCCCGCTGAAAAGCTTTTTCTGTACCAGTATAAATATCTGACAACGTACTCGGTGCAACACCGTAACCTCTTGCGGCTTCTTCT